CCTCACTAAAGACCGCCTCTTCACCAGTCTGTATATCTATCACGCGGTAAAAGTCAACCTTTACCTTGTAGAATCTTTCTAAAATCTGATACTTACTTCTTTCAAAGTAATCTAAATCCGTTACCTCTGCGGGGGTAAAGACATTCTTACTGTTGCTATTCATAGCACTGGGGTAATCTTCCTCCAAATAAGTATCAAGGTCTTGGATGATTCCTAATTCTTTTTCTCCTGTTTCTGGATTCTCTTGCTCGCCTAATTCTGGGTAGAGGCCGACGACTTGTTCACCCGTGAGGATTGTAGAGAGGATAACACCTTCGGCGTCATCATACCATCTATTGCGAGTATTCGGAGAGACATATACCCTGAACGGATTGACGTAAGTGAACTTGACATCGCCTCTACCGAAATCTGATTCAGGGTCTACATAAGCATATAAATACCCCATGCCGGTAGTGGCATAATCGTGAATAGCCTGCTTTAACTGCCAGTCCCCATTTGAGTTTCCCCAAACATATCCCATAATTGTTCTCCATACAGAAGCAACCTTCACATCAGAGTCTTCTCTCGGGGTCATCGTAAAGGCGGGTGGTCTGGAAGTTAAAACTGCTTTAAATTTTTCAATAGCTGGCCCAATTCTATCCATTGGCACGTCAGCTTGATTGCGGGACTGTAATTCATCTACCTCTTCACTGGTAAAATGATTCCCATGATAAAAGTCTACATCATATCTGGCTTCTGTATCCCAAGAGCTGCGGGCATTTCGCCAGCGTCGGTATAAATCCCGATTATATTCTGCTCTTTTATCTGTGTCCAATGTCATTAATCATCCTCATTGGTTAGTCGCTGCACTAAAGCTCTGTTGATTAAACCTTTAACCTGCGGATTTAAAGTTTGGGGTGCTATCCCCTTTCTAAACAAAGCGGCTTGTTGCCTTTTAGACAATGGCGTTTCCATTCCAAAAGATGGAAGATACGCTGTGGATAGCTTTGGTATCTCAAGCTGGGCTTTTGTTTGCCCCTCGCCACCAAAAATGCTATATATGTCTACCGGCTTAACTCTCTTATCTTGACCCGCGGCTGCCATTAAAGAGTCACTAGCTTGAGGCGGCCCTCCATACTCCATTATCGCCTCAAACTCAGGGCGGCTTATAGAACCGAGTTGCGGCATACCTGTCACCTCTCCCATGTTCTCGGGGCCCATTCTCCCTAACGGTTGCCCCACCCCAACCTGACCACCATTCGCATACATTACAGGGCCACCCTGCCTCATCTTTTTGCGACCAGCTCTAGGCATCTTGGACTTGTCCATTTGTTGTTTTAATCTAATAGAGTCTAAAACGGTATTAATAGTGTCTCCCGTGAACGGATTAATGCTTTCATTGACATTACGCATCCTGATTACTTTTAAAAGGCTGTCCATATCTGCGGGTACGGGTGGGCCATATACTTCAGGATTTCTTAATTCTTGCTGCTTGCGAGGCTGCATCTGTCCACCATCTTGATATTGCTTAATTGGGCCACCTTGTTGTTTATCGTCAAAATACTGAGAATAATATAACTTTCTACCGGCTGGCGAAAGACCTTTAACTAATGAATAAGTGTCTTCAGAGGAGGCGTCACCACCAATAGCACTTAGGAGGGCCTGCGTTAATAGAGCATCCTTTGCAAACTGTCTCCCAACTTCACTTTGAGCATCATACATTTCGGGGCTTCTGCTTTCTGGGTCTTGTAGGGCTCTATATCTTGATACGTCTTTCATTCCCATCATTTCGGGAGCGCCCAACTCAGCTAAAAACCTATTGTATAATCCAGAGGTTTTAGAATAGTCAACCTTACCACCCTCTTGATACATAGGGGATTTAGGTTGGGATAAGCCAGTCTCCATAGAAGCGGAGGCAATAAGAGCATCCATAGCCGTATTGCCATTCTGCATTTGCTGCATGGCACGACCTTCATTAGTGATTTGTTTTAATACAGGTAAATAATCAGGGACGACCTCTTTGGGTATTATCCATTCGCCGCCCTCTAATTCAACGGGCTGTTCATCGGCAACCATGCCGGCGACTCCGCCGTGTTCGTGTGATGGCCCCCGTACTAAACCGTAACTGGGGAACCTGCTTTTTTGTTTAGCCATATGGTATGTGGATTCATAGCTATTTTATGTGTTTATAAACAGTTGGGTTAAGATACACTTAACACCTTCTCAATCTAGGGGTATTTCTGTCAATAATGCAAGAAAATAAATAATTAATTTCTAGCACCCGTTAACCAGTTGTATTTTTTAAGCTTAGGCATTATCCGACCTTTTCTCTTTTCTGCCTTAAAGCCCTCTTTTGTAGTGGCTTGGGATTTGGGGGCGCGAGCAAAGTAGTCTGCATAGTAGAGAGCGTCCATAAGGTCATCATTCCGAGGTTTAGGATGTTCAAAGAACTCATCTACAAGCTCGGTCATCTCTCTTTTGATATATAATTTCTTAGAATTGACAACAGGGCCGAGGGTTGTTTCAAGCCTGTCTGCCTTCTTTATCCTTGCTGGGGGCTTTACCCCCTTAAAGATACCGGGCATCAATCTTTTCTCATTGGCGCTCATGCGGGTTACCATATCTCTGACCATCTCTTGGGCTGCAACGGTTTCGATTGTCACTCTTTTTACGGGACTATACTTCTTTGCCAGCTCTATTATCTTAGCTGGTACGTCAAAGGTTGGTATTCTTTCCCTAAAATACTCCAGAACATAGCGTTTGTTATCAGAGTCTATTCCCATAACTAATATTACCTGATAGTCAGAAGTGTCAGAAGCTGTAGCTGCAAGGTCAACCCCAATATAAACATTAATCGGAATAACCGACTCACCCTCCATCAAATAGTTAAAACCATTCATCAACTTTCTATTGCCAGAGTAGTGCTGTATCCTATCTATTTTAAAAGCAGCGTTAGATATGTCCCGAGCATCATTCATATACTCCTGAGCAAACTTATTGACAAGACCCGCCTCAATGAACTCCTGTTTCTTATGATTGAGTTTAGATAGAGGGAACTGCTCAGGCCAAAGGGCTTTACCATCCTCAACAGCACTATGGAAGAAAACATCCCACGGATAGGGTCTATTATCTTCTTTAGCCCGCTTATAACCATCATAGGTCATTTGAAGGAAGCTATCAAAGTGCACAATGGTACCGGCGAGCCATATCCAGCCTTCATTTCCGGGTGATTCTTCAAGTGCTGGATAGATTGTGGATACGACCCACCGTTTAATTTCATTGCGCCTTTCGGGTGTCTTGGTATTTAACTCAGATTCAAAGTCATCCAAGATAATACCAGTATACCTTACATCAACCTCAGCGCGACCCCTTAGCCTTTGACTAGTACCTTTGGCTATAATTCTGTCACCTTTGGGGGTAACCAAATCTTTTTCTGTCCACCGCTTACCCACACTGCCACCATCCATATTGCCAAAGTAGTATTTAATGGTCTTATTGGTTTCTAAGTGGTATCTCAGGTATTTTAAGTGGTCAATGGCCTGACCCTGCTCTTCTGACACCCAAGCTATAAAGTTCTGGTCATCCTCACCAGAGAAGCAGAGTTTATGTAGAATAGCTGATTTAGATAAAATTGATTTACCAAAACCCCTAGGAAGTATAATACAGATACGCTCACCGGGTTGGGTAGAGATAAGTCTTTTAGATACGGTATAGTGACAGGCGGGAGATGCACTCTTGTGCATGAAGTCTTTAGGGAGGAAGGCCCTGCCAAAGAACAGAAGGTCTTTGAAAGCCTTGGACAGTATCTCATCCCTCCTTGCCATCTCCTCCGGGGGAGGGATAACATTAAAGGTCTCGATTTGCGGCTTGTCTTGCTTCTTTTCTCGCTTTGTAGGCTTTTCTTTTTCTTTGCTGGTTTTCAAGTGCTAGTTTTCGTTTTAAACGCTTGCGGGATTTCGCGGCTTTATTGGGCACTACCACTTAACCTTATCTGCCCAATAGGCTGCTGACATCTTACCCTTTGCAATATTTTTACGATGCCTTGCTTTAAATGATTTACGCCTAGCCTTTTGTCTGG